TCAAATACAGTATCGTTCTTTTCTATAATTGATACGGTATCTAACATTAATTCATTTTCAAAATTGGCGGTATCTAAGTTAACTTCCATTGACTCTATTACGGCTTCGTTTTGTTTTATCTCATCTGTTTTACTCTTAATCTTAAATTGAAGAATTTTTACGTAACCATATACTAGTGCTACAAGCCCGCCTATTATGTATAGGGCATATTTCCTTACAGTGTTTTTTATTGTTTCAAACATTATTTTCCTTTATTGATATTTAATGCCCAGTGGCTTGATACTCCACCACACAAATATACCTAAGCTAACTTTAAGCTAACCTATGTTACTATACAAAATCAAATAATATAGAAGGGTTCAAATGAAAAAATGTTTCATTGATTATGACTGCGTACTGTACGATTTACAGTCCACAGTTATCAAAAAAGTTAAAAAAGATTATGGCGTAACGTTAAGTTATTCTGATATTAAGTATTGGAATTTTGTCATAGAAAAATTCCCAATTTCTGCTAATGTTTATACGGATTTGGAACACTATTCAAAGGGAGTTCATTTTGATGGCTCTGTCGATTTCATGAATACTTTATATGACATCTTTGGAAAAGAAAATGTTTATATCATAACCGACAGCCATCCTAGTTTAATTAAAAGCAAAGATGAAGAAATTTTTAATATATATGGTACCACAAATGTCATTCATGAGGCATATAAACATCTTGTCACGGGAGATAACTTTTTGTGCGATGACAGTATAGACAATATCATTAATCACGTTTCACATAATGAAAAAGGTATTGGGTTTATATTTGATTATGAAGGGCTGTACGGTTGGAATAAAAATCCTATGGAAAATCGCTCTGAAAGGATTTTCAGGAAAACGTCATATGAAGAAGTGATAAAACATATTCTTGAACAAAAACAAAAATAGATGTATACCTAAGATGGCTTAGGTTAATAAAATATAAAAATAATATAAAGGTTTCAAATGAAGAAAGTTAGCGATATAAAAGAGGACTTGGAAAAATCAGGTTATAAATGTATAAACGAAAATACGTTTATTAAGAACATAGACACAGACATCATGGTGTTGGTGATTAAATCCGAAACTGAGATACATATAGGAAGAGGCGTTAATATCAATGGTAGTGGCATACAAGGCATCATGATTTCTAAGTTTAATCCTAGTGAAAAGAAAGAACCAACAGATATAGATATGTATACTGTGTCATTGGAGGATAAGAATGCCTAGTTTTGTAAATCCAAACGGGATAACCATGGAGTACACAATAGATGAGTCCACTAAAATATCATCTATTAATGACATGGAGTTATTGCAGGAACGGTATAGACCCGTAACAATGAATGATATCATAATTACGGATAAGCTTAGAGATACGATTAATAAGTGGATTGAAACAAAGACAATTCCAAATTTCTTACTTTATAGTGAGATGGGCGGACTAGGTAAAGACTCAATAATTAGTATACTATCAAACGAGTTACAAGACTCACACACATTTGTTACAATAAATGGCGGTATCTATCGTAATGTTTCAGACATAAAAGAGCAAGTGTTAGCTAGGGTCAAGTTCGCAAGTGGGATAGAGCGTTTGGTTATCTATTTAAGTGAAGTAGGTGAGATGAATAAGGCTGGGCTTGACTCATTAAAAGGACTCATCGAAGAGAACACCCACGTTACATTCATCATGAGTACCAACACATTAAAAAACATATCACAGCCACTACAGTCACGGTTTGAAATGTATGATATAGGTAATGTGTCCAAAGATGAAAAGAAAGGGCTTATTATAGCCTTTATTAAGCGTTTAAAGGGTATTCTAACACTAGAGGGGATAGAACATGATAATGACACACTAAAACGATATGCACTATTCCATAAAACGGCATTTAGAGATGCTGTTAAGAATATATCAAAATACACAGTTGGAGGTAAATTAATATTTGATGATAGTTCAGATACAAACGTTGAAATTAATGAATACTTAGGCTATATCATGAATAACGATGTTAAGAATATTGTATCACAGTCTAAGATGATTGATTGTTACTCATTTGTAGCATACTTGAATGTGAATAGACACATCATTAATATTAAGGATATGCCAACCGTTATAATAGCTTTGAATGAGTTACAGAAGGAAATAACAATGAGTGTACCATTTTTAGATATAAGCCTTATTGCCTTTTCTATGGAAATAATAGGAACGAAATTCAGATTAAATACTAATAAATAGCAGAGGTGAGAAAATGGAAATTATAGAATTACAAATATTAGAGCGTATAGAGAATATCAAGGTATGTAATTACAAGGATATTTACTTTACTAAAGAGGAGATGGAATTATTATCGTGTTATGATGATGATATAGAGACGGCTATATTGCGTTTAAGGAATAAGTCTATATTGGGTAATAGCGTTGACGTGGATAAACCGTTGGTAGAAAGAACCATAACATCAATGGTAAAGTATATTAACCTAAGAATTGATAAAAATAACAAGCGTGATGTAGAGAGTATAATCGAGGACGCCGTTATTAAATTCATGGACGATATAGAATGTGGTATCACTAGAGAAATGATTACAGATGAAGTGTTTCGTATTTTAAAGATTACCGATAGCATTGCTATAGACAATGATGAACTGTTCTAAGCTAACTTGCAAATAAATAGTAGCCATTAAATAGTAGTAAAATAAAGAGGTGAACTGTGTCTATATTTAGTGATGTAAGTAGCGATTTAAGCGGTATAGTTGGGGGTGCCATAGACTCATTCATTAATGATAAGTTAAATGATTTTTCAAGTGAATATCTAAATTCTCTAAGTATGTCATTTACCGATGGTGTATTCTCATTTAATACAGATACGTCTTCTGTTGAAATTAAGGATTTGCAGGCAGAGTCATGGAGGCTACAATTAAAGTCAAGATTTGAAGCTATGTTCGTATTACCAAGTATGATGATAACAAAAGATAATGAGGTAATGAAATTAATGAAAACATTTTGTATCTCTGCACCAGTTCCATCACAACAAATGGCCGTCAACACACAATTATTAGCAGATACAAAACGTGTTTATGTCACTAGTAAGAACACAGATAACGGAACATTCACATTTTATGATGGAGGGGTGTTACATAAGTTATTCTTGGAATGGCAGAATAAAACATTTAACTCTAAACATGGAGCAATTGCTTATTACCCTGATGATTATAAAGCAGATATTGTAATCATGGTACAGTCACCTGACAGAAAGAAATATGTAAAATCATATCTATTAAGAGGGTGCTATCCATTAAACGTTGGTGATTTAATATATTCAAATTCATCAACTAATGAGTTACAACAATTTGACACAACGATGAACATTGACTCAATTAAACCACTAAATACAACATTCAGTAAAGCATCATCCGAAATAATATATGATGACCTGTACGGAAAAAGTGCAGATGACTTAATAGGGCTATTCAAATCTTACTTTATGCGTAAAGGGTTAAGTATTCTTAGCGGTTACAAATATGAGATAGAGGGATTTGTTAATAATGGCGTATCTACGTTCAGAAGAAATATAGGATTTTAATGACTGAAAAGAAAAACAAAAGCGTAGACATTTTAAAATCCGAATTATGGTTTATTGATGTTATCAAACGTATAGGTAGATTAGGTAAGAAAAAGGCACACGCTTACTTAGAATTAAAACGTAATAGAATGATGACGGCCGGTAACATACTTGTATTTAGATACTCCGACCCTAAGTATAAAGAAAAATTAAAGTTCTATGATGAACACCCAGTTATAATGGTATTAGAAAAGCGTAACTCATATAATAACCTATTTGGGGTTAACTTGCATTACTTGCCATTGCAAATAAGAATTAAGTTCCTAAAGTATGTATTAAAGCGTAATAAGGCACGTATACATAAGAAACAAAGAGTTGTATTTACCTATGACTTAGCCTACGATTTCTTAAAAAGAACAGGGTATCATAAAACAGCATTACATAGCTACATTCCATCAAGGATAGATGCTATGGTTAAGGTTGATTACCCTGAATGGAAACATGTGGCTTCTTTGGATAGTGCTAAGTTCGTATTCAAACGAGGATATGGAAAATCCGATTTGGGGCTATGATGCCCACGCAAAATTAAAATTAAATATAGTAAAGGGTTAAACAATGGAAAATCTAAAAGAAAGTATAGTATCGTTCTTTACACAAGCTAAAGCCACGAAAACAACTGTGCAAACTAGGACAGAAGATATACAAAACAATGATGAATATTATACACCGAATAAGGCTTATAATAACTCTAAAATATTTAGTACAGATAAAACCGATGGTATCTATCCAACCACATTAATTAATGATAGTAGAGATGTGGCAGAACACCCTATCGTGGAATTATGTTTAGATGAAATTGTAGGAGAATTATCAAGCGATAGCGTATTAGTACGTAAATCATTCCCATCATTCCCGTCATTGGTACTAAACGAGAATGAATTATCTGACGCTCAAATAAAAACAATAACTGACGCGTATAACCATATAGGTAATATTATGGGAGATGTAACGGGATTATTTAGAGATTTTCTCATAGACGGTGCTTTGGCTGTTGAGGTAGTTTATACAAGTGATAATAAATCCATAGTATCATATAATGTATTAGATGTATCTAAGTTAAAGTATTATCAAGGTACATTGAAAAATGCAGTATATGAACTTGCTAGTGATAATTCTATTTTAGGTGGCTTTGACTCTAATTCATCTAATATATACTCTAAGGAACAGTTAATAACATTCAAGCTAAACAATACAAGACGTTATAGAACAGCGATTAGCTCTAGTATAAAAAGCGTTAATAGAATGGCAGGTATAGAGGACGCTATTTCACAGTATCGTTTAATGCGTGGACAAGACAGGAGAATGTACGGTGTACCTATCGGAAACATGAATGTTACTAGCGCAGATACATACATACGTAAAGTAGCACGTATGTTAAAATCCTCACTTAGATTTAATGATAATGGAAAAATAGTAAATGAGGGTAGTTCAAGTTTAGTTAGTGAGGATTATATCCTACCTACACGTAAAGGTGAGCAAATAACAGTTGATACACTAGAAGGCGGGGATAGTTCATACTACAATGAACTAAATGATTATGAACTCTTTAAAGACCACCTTTATAGCTCAATGAAAATCCCACGTAACAGACTTGATAGTGAAAGTCAAAAGACAGCAACAGAAGTATTAAAAGAGGAATTGAAATTTGCAAAGTATGTAGCTACACTAACCTCTTCATTCTCTAAGTTAATAGAAATGATGGTATTTAGGGAATTAGTAGCTGGTGGTAGATTTATTGAGAGTGAATATAATGACATTAAAAAACATATTAAGTATGAATACAATTTAGGAACAGGAACCTTACACGATATTAAGTTGCTTACATTCTCTAGTACAGTCGATATATACCAAGACGCTATAAATGCAGATGTGCATGAGTTTATCCCTAAAGATGTTATGTTTAAAGATATGTTTAATGTAACAGATGAACAGATGGAAGAATGGAAAGAAATAGGCACTAAGAACGGAACACTACTAAATGATGAATAGGAAAACAAAATGAAAATAAAAACAAAACAAAATGGCGATAAGTACATAACAAGTGTTTTTGGAATAGCCGATTACAAAAATAGAAATGGTAGAACATACCCGTATGATGTTTTTAAATTATCTGTTACTAAATTAAAAGATAAAGTTGATAAGGGAAATAAAGATATACTAGTAGAGTTATCACACCCTGAGGATTATATCGATATTAAAAAAGATGCACCAAATGTTATAGGGTATGTTTCTAAGATAGATTACTTTGATGAACCATTTGAGGGTAAATTAGGGTCGTGTTATGCAACGTGCGAGATTACATTATTTGATGTACCTATGGTTTATAAGATTGGTGATAATCATGGAGTTAGCACACGTGCTGGAGGTATCATTGCAAACGGTAAAGTTGTTAGGTGGGATTTAAAAACAATTGATATAGTCGAGGTACCAAGTTGTCAAGTGTGTTATATAAATGAAAGCGGGTCGATTAAAGTAGATATTAACGATATATTATTAGAGTATGACAATACAACAGAATGTGAATGTAATATAAGTACACTAAGTACAGATGACATGGATATAGTTAGAAATGAAATCATTAATAAATTTGTTAAACTCTTGAAATGACTAAGCTAAATTTAAGCTAACCTATGTTACTATACATAATCAAGAAACCAAAAGGAATAGAATATGAATAGAAACAAAATGGAACAATTAGAGGAAATTTTTAGGTTCGTGACGGGAAAAAATAAAGAGGACTTTGTCAATGCATACGAGCCTAAACTTCGTGATAAAGCATCATACCTGTGGGACACATATAAAAGACGTGACCAAGACTCACTTTCTAAAATGACACAAAAATTAAAGGAATTTGTCAATACATACGAGCCTATACTTCGTGCTAAAGCACCATACGTTTTTGATAAATTTAAAAGATGTGGTAAAAGTTTAATTAAAAAAATGATTAGATGTGTATTTTGTGTGTACTCTAAAATTAGACAAGAATTAAAGGACATAGAATGCTGAAAAATATCACGATGGAAGAATTAGAGGAAATTTTTAGGTTTGGAACAGAAGAAAATAAAGAGAAATTTGTAAATTCATACGAGCCTAAACTTCGTGCTAAAGCATCATACGTTTGGGATACATATCAAAAATGTAACCAAGTCTTGCTTGCAAAAATGAAGTTAGGTATAATCTAAAATAACACAAAAAATTAAAGGATAAAAATGACTATAGAAGAAATGGAAAAGGTGTTATATTTTCTCAATGAAGGTGATACTGATGGACTCATAAAGGAACTTCAAGATGACGTAACATCTATTAATCAAGATGATGAGCTTATTCCTGCAATTACAATGGAAGAAGTAGAACAACTTATCAAGTTTGGAACAAACGTAACTAAAGAGGATTTTGTCAATTCATACGAGCCTAGACTTCGTGCTAGTGCGTCATACGTTTGGGATACATACAAAAGATGTGACCAAAGCTTGTTTGAAAAAATGAATAGATTTGTACTTTCCGTGTACTCTAAAATGACACAAAAATTAAAGGATATGAAATGAATAGAGAAGAAATAGAAAAGGCGTTAGATTTACTTAATGGAGGTGATACTGATGGATTTACAAAGGCAATTCAAGATGGCGTGACATCTATTATTCAAGATGATGAGCTTATTACTGCTATTACAGGAGATGTTAGTTTCAAGCAAATGATAGGAGGAGAACCTAAAGAGGAAGAACCTAAAGAGGAAGAACCTAAAGAGGAAGAACCTAAAGAGGAAGAACCTAAAGAGGAAGAACCTAAAGAGGAAGAACCTAAAGAGGAATAACCTAAAGAGGGATAATCCCTCTATCATTCATTAATTCATTCACTTCACTTCATGACACCGTCACAATAAAACAAAACACACCCTTAAATCAACTCTAATCAAAATAACAACTCCTAGATAGCGTAATACAATAAAATGGCTTAAAATCAATTCTAAGCATCATTTGTGATATAGGCTTCCATCTATGAAGTTATTCCGTACACTATTTTCTAAATCTATGCTATCAATAGGGCTAATTTTAGGAGCTTCGTTAATTACATCTACACTAGCCTTTGATATTCTCTTTACCTCATTTTCTATATCCTTAATAGCGTCTATAGTTTGTTGGTTTATTTCTGACTCATCAACTATATTTGGTTTAATGATGTTATTGGTCATGTTTGAATTAGGTGCTTGTGTATTAATAGGCATGTTTGTTTCTGGTGTAACGGTACTGTGAATTGGACTAGGAGCATTATCTATAATTGAAACGCTATCATCTTTCATTGGCAATTGTAACGTTAGCGGACTAAGATTAGATTTTAGCTTATCTAATGATGTTTTCTTTTTTTCTTCCATTTTTAGGCGTTTTTGTAAATCCGATTTACGTCTTTTCATTGCCTTAGTACTTCCATAAACAATGGTGGCAAGAAAACCTGTACCGCCCTCTTTATCTCTAATTGATTTTAACTCACCTTTAATATTGGATATATTACTATTAATTAACTCTTCGTCTACATTAATATTATCAATTGATTTTATATCCTCTAACAACTCATTCCTATCTTTTGTGTTTGGATTAGATAATACCTTATTCTTTGTAGTCGCTATTTCGGATAACAATTTATATAACTCTTTTTTGTTATTCTTATTAACTCCATCTTTTAATATATTCTTTGCTTCGGCTATGCTTTTCTTTAATCGTTTTTCGTCACTATCCATTGTAACATAATCCATTATATCTTGGAACATATCTTTAATGGCTTTAACGACCCCATTAATTTCTTTCATGGGCAAGTATTCATTAGCAAAGTTAGATACGATATTTCCTAATTTAGATAATGTATTCCCTACACGTGTTATAAAATCATTAACATCATCGTACACCATACCAACGTAATTTTTTAACATATCCCAGTTAGTCAATACAAAGGCTGTTATCCCTGCTATAACAGCTGATATAGATGCTACAATTGCGGTTCCCGCACTTGCAAATAGAGCTGATATAATTATGCCCACTCTAGCTAATGTGCTTGATAGAAATCTGCGTTCTTCTTTTTTCTCTTTTTTGTCTCTTTTTTTCTTATTACTCTTTTTTTCTAGTTTATCTCTCTGATATTTACGTTTTTCATCTACACGTTTCCTCTCTTGTTTCCTATCATTTGTGTGTTCAATGTCACGTTGTAATTTAGTATTCTTAATTGAGTTGTCTTTGATTTCCTTTGATATATCATTGATGCCCTTTGATATATCCTTTAATGACTTAGCCATGTTTACCCCTTTCTATGTGTGTTATTATTTGGTTTAGATGGTACTTGCTTAGCGTGTACCACTACTTTTTGCTTTTCAGAACGTATACCTTTTAGTAATCCTATTATAACACTTGCAGGTACTGTTGCCCTATTATTAGCACTATCACCATCATATCTGCCTTTACCTGTTTTTATTGATTTAATACTAGCAAATCTACCAGCTATTCTATGTTCAAACGTTGATATACTCATCTTGCCTTCTCTAAATTTCTTTAGCCCTGTAACATTTAGCAACTGTTCGCCTAATTTGTCTTGTGTGGAAACTGAAAATATTGTACTCATTGGTAGCCCTAGTTGTGCTATTGTTTCTTTTAATGTTTGTTTCATGAATTGGTATTTACCTACAGCCGTGCTGGCATGTCCACGTGCCAACATGCCATCTTGATATGCTAGTACTTGGCTTAGTGTCATTGAGGTTAGATTAGCGTATTTAGGGGCGTTTCTTCCTTTCTTTGAGTAAACTAATCTATTGTATGCCTTGAGTCCACCACCCCCTTCATGTTTAGAGATAGTTTCAAGTAATGCTTTTACCCCACCACTAACAGTAGTCGTTCCTTTGATAACGCTATTGCTATCGTAGTCACTATCTTTCATTTGTGTGTATTCTTCATTCATACCAATAGATGTAAACTTCATGTTAGATACATCATCTAGTTTATCAGAATTTAGCATCTCAGCATCAAGTAATTTTTTCTCTTCGATTAGTTGTAATTCTAATTCCTTTACATTTGCTTTGTTTGATTCGATTAATTTATTAAAATCATACCCGTTTTTGTCAAATTTCTTATTATTGATTTTACTGTATAGTATATTATTTGATTTATTAATTCCTTTAATATTTTTTTGTATATTTTCTATACGCTTACGGTGTGTGTTCTTATTACTAATGGTTGTTACATAACGAGTTACTTTAGTACTAGAGTAATACTCAACGGCATCATTGTATACACCTGTGTTATTATTCTTTAGGTTGGTGGCTAATTTATTTAGAGTGGTTATCATATCATCGTCTAATGTACGTTTATTGGTTTCTATATCTTGTAAGTACTCCACGAATGTATCTTCGACTTTACTTGATGTTAAATGTAGCTTATATCTTACATCACGTGTCATTATACCTATATTCTTTAATAAAAATGAAATATAGTTTTTACTATCGGTTATGTATGACGAAAGGTTATTAACAAATGCACTAACGCTATTAATTGTGTCTGTTTCAAAACCAAAGAATTTTAAGCTAGTAAATATGAACTTTGCTGAGGTGGTAGTTAGCTCTTTATATTTAGGCTCATCATGAATGATATCTATCATGGAAGTTATACTGTTTTTTAGTGCTATAAAACCGCCTGTAACTAAACCAATTAGCCCAGCAAAGAAACCTTGTTTTACATTCTCTTTTAAGACATTAGCGGGTTCACTATCCTTGACCTTACGAACCGTTGTTTTAGTGGTATCTTTTGCACGTTTTAAAGCAAGTATTAGTGATAAATTCCTTTCCCTATTTGATGTTTTAATTTCGCCTTGTAGATTTTCTATTGACTTGTGTAACTCATTTATTTCATCTGTTTCTTTGGGCATTAAAAATAGTCCTTTTGTTTGTATCTATTTAACTTTGCCCCTCATGCTAAGCTTATAGCTAAGTGGTGTGAATGTATTATTCAGAATTAATTCCCTCAATTCGTCTCTATCTAAATAACCATCACATAACGCTTCGTTTATATCTTTGTACTTACCTAAGAATGATACATTAACTACCTTATACCCCATGTTAGAATACTTAATCGTTTTTTCACGTCCTGTTTTATCATTATCATAACAGAAGACTAATGATATATTTCGTTCATCAAATGATTTTAATATGAATTTACCCATATCTGCCCCTAAGCTACTAATCCACATACCTTTATCTAAACCGCTACTCATTCCATCTATTATGCTTTCAAATACGTACACAGTGCTACCGTCTTTTATGTTATGTAAATTGTAGACTTTAATTGCGTCATTGTTTGTGAACTTAGTCTTAAATCGTTTCTCATTTAGATACCTCATCTGATACCCATTTATATTGCCTTTAAAGTCTTTAATAATGAACATGACGGCATCTTTCCCATTTGGTTCGTACACCTCATGTCTGTAAGGCTCAATGCACCTTGACTTAACAAACTTCATTACCTTATCACTCTTATTGTATGGGATTAGTTTAGTTTTATTTCCTTTTTTAACATCTTTAACGAATTTCTTTTGTGGGGTGTATTGTTTAGGTTTAGTTCTATCTTTAAATTCTCCTATATGGGTATCTTTGTAGAACTTCTTCGCTTCATCTATTCCGAATACATTATACATGAAATTATACAGACTCATTCCGCCACAGTCATTATGGCAGAAATATGTTTTGTACTCCCCGTCACCTAATAAATACCCTCTCTTTTTATATGAATTTTTAACCTCACACAAAGGACACGATAGATTATAGGAATTTGTTTTAATTTGTACTAACTTATGTCCTTCTTCTTTTAGCTTTGTCACTACGTAGTCTATTCGTTTGCACATTCTTAATCCTTTATTTTTTCAAGCAGTTTTTCACTATAGCTAATCATTGCTTCCATTGATGTACCCTTACTACCTTTGTCTCCAAACATTAATTCTTTCTTTTCATCGTTTTTTATATATGGAGTGTATTCACTGCCATATAAAATTTCCCCTATATCCATTAATTCAAAAGTAGACAATGAGTGATTACTAAATCCATTACTAATTAGAGTTCTATGTAATGAGTATTCACTTATACAAAATGTAATCTCACACTCTGACAACAACGATTCAAACATCTGCTTGAATGGGACTGTTTTTTGTGCTTTCAGGTATTCGTTTGTGATACCGTGGAATTCAGTAGCACTTGGTTCAATTGGCTCACCACTATCGTGATAAAACGTACTTAACTCATTTGTGGTTAAATTATACACTTGTGTACGTATTGCTTTATTTTGTTTGAATCCTGTTGTTTGTACGTCTATTAAAAAGTATGGTTTCATTTCTTATCCTTTTTATTTCTTGATTATGTATAGTAACATAAGTTAGCTTAGAGTTAGCTTAGGTTTGAAATTAGTCTTAGAATGGATTTTAATAAACTTTAGGGTGTTGTTCTATCTAGGAGTTGTTAATTTGATTAGAATTGATTTAATGGGTGGTTTTGTTTGATTATGAGTATATCAAGAAGTGAACGATAGGAACTAAATCCTATCATTCGTTAATTAAGCAACTACACCATATTCAGGAGTATTGGTAAAGTCAACTACAAACTTAGACGCGTATTTATCCGCTTCATGAACTGTAATGGCATGTCTTGATTTAAGACCGATTACCTCTTCGAAAGTTGTACTTGATACAGCCGTAGAAAACCATGTTATGAATGGAGAATAAATTACACCCGTTCTTAACTCTTCACCTTTGTGTAATACGATAACGGAATTATCATTTGCAAAGGCATCACAGTACACTTTAATACCTGATTTCAATGTACCTACATAGGCTTGAACTCTACTAGATACTAAATCGGCACCATCGTTATAAGTATTGAATGAGTTTGTACTTTGCATAGCAGACAAAACAGTAGTAGAAACAATAGCAATATTACCACGTCCAGCTCTAGCTCTTAGTGCAATAGCGTTTGCCTCAATTTCTATCTTACGAATGATGTCTGACTCGGCAGGTCTACCATTAAGAGCGTGTTCTTTTGGAACAAGTGTAACCACACCAGCATCATGTGCATTATTTGCATAAGCTGATATTACCTCTTTATCAAGTTGTAATGCTAACTCAATAGTCATGAAGTCTGCAAGTACTTTTTTAGCATCAAGTCCAAACACCAATTTCATATCTTGGGCAACTTCGGCAGTAAACGTTGAGCGTAACATAGACTCTTTAGCAGTAACCGAAAGTGTACCGATACTCATAGATACACCTTTGGAATTGGCATATCTCTCAGACTCAGGAGTTTGTGCGACTGTAGCAGACGTAGCCGCAGGGTCACCGAATCCTACCTCATTACCATCTACATTAGTACCAGAAAGTATCATGATTTGGTTAGTTTTCCCATTAATTGGCTGTACTGAACATATATCATTAGCAATTAATAGTGGTGTCATACGTCTAAGCATAGGTTGTATTAATTGGTTAAATCCTGCTACGTTTTCAGCTGATGTATTCTCATTAAGAAATTTATCAACAGTTCCTGCCATTGTAAGGTATGTTTGTTCCGATTTTAGTGGTAAAGCGGTAGGGCTTTCTACTAGCATTTTTGCATTTTCAGGGGTCAATGTAGTGTCTACACTTTCTAGCATTTTTTCATATTTATTCATTTTTGTAATTCCTTTTGTTTTTTTGTTTTTTGTTAGATTTGATTAAATCCAATACAATACTATTTAATGTATTGTGCTTAACTACTACATATCGTATATTAGTCCGCTTTGTTTAACTGTTTCTTTTTTGTGTTCGTTTACTTGTGGATTTGACATAGATTTAACCACATCTGCTAATACATCTAAATCAGTGCCCTTTGCACTTTCGGTTAGTTTAGTGAATGTATCCTTTTGGGTAACAGTCATATCAGCAGATAGTTCATCGAATTTAATCTTAGCCTCAAGTGTATTAACTTTATCCGTTAATTCAGTTAGTTCTTTTGTACCCTCTGTAATAGCTACCATATCCGCGCCCATGTTAGTAGCAAACATAGCAACGCTTTCTAAGATAGAGTCCGCTTTAAGTACTGTAGCCACATCAACCGTAACCATCTTGTTATCTTCCAAGTAAGTATCTGCAATTTCTTTTACTTTAGACTCTACTAATGCAATTTGGGCATTTTTTGTTTCTTTAGTAACTTCCTCCTTAGCTTCATTTACTTTAGTTTTAATATCGGCTGTTATTTTAGCGATAGTATCATCTTTTATTGTAGATATAACACTTTCTACAAGCGATACGTTAGTCTTTTTTACCTTAGCGTCAACTGCCTTTTTAAACTCTAGTTCAATTTTAGATATTAATTCAGGTGTGAATATCTTAGTATCAAGTCCTTTTAGTATTTCTTCCAATTGTAATCCTTTAATATATAGTGGTATAAAACTATTTAATTAACAGGGGTCAAGCCTCTGCTAATCTTAAGTCAACTGTATTGTTATAGATACTCATTCTAAGATGAATTTCTCTAATTGCCTTAGCAGGTAAGAACGCAATATCAATAACTAGCATCTTAGCAGATATTACCTCATCTGTGTTATTTTGCTCATCACATTGTACGAAATATCCGTCTTTTCCATCGCTACCTTTTCTAATACCACGCCCATCTTGGATGCCACCTAAGAAACGATTAAATTTAGCATCAATTTCTGTTCTAGTGAACTCATCATTAAACTCATGTAACTTATAGTATAGAAACTCTTTACCAGTTCTGTAGATGTAGTTAAGTAACTCTCTTACGTTCTCATCTTGTAAATCACTTTTCTTAGATGTAAAGTTAATTTGGTCATTTCTAACAAATCCTACTTTATTCTTATTAACTATAGGATTAATTCTATACTCTAGTAATGTCTTTTGCTCGTTGAAATCCCATTCATGGGCTATATCAAGCACCCCTTGTAATAAACCATAGTTAGCACCAGCAGATGCCCACCATACATTGCGATTAAGGTTTTGAGCTATTCTAAGTCCTATTGCGTCACCCTGTGCCGTAATCCATGTAGTACGGTTATTGTACTTATCATAAACTTTATATGAATTCCCATCTACAGAACCAAATGTAGTGTTACCAATTAAGCCATACAATTCTTTAATAGCAATTAATGAATTACTCTTTGTCATTCCTAGTATCTTAGATGTAGGTACGGAACTCCTAAATGAGAAATCTTTCCTATTGTTAGATAGAGTGTTAACACTCGCAAATAATGCTTTAGTATCATCATCTGTACTATTGACAGGTGACGGTATCATAAAGTAATGTAATCCTACCGTGTCCGTATTCTCAAATAACTTCAATTCATTTTGGTAATCTGCTAGTGTAGGGGATACAACAGTAGATTTTAACGTTATTGTAATTACCTTATTAGTAATTGATACATACGATTTAGTCTTATCTGTTGGTTCAGCTCTATCAGCCTTATTAAAGAAATCAACAACATTTAGTCCGTCTTCCATCTTAACGAATATACTATTGTCTTTTTCCATAACACTCTCAATGAACATTGAGAAGCCATTATCATCTTTTTCATTGCTATCTGTACTAACTACATATTCTGTAACTAGTTCTCCGTCTGTAACTTTTATATCCATTTGTGTTAATGACGTACCATGTTGTTTTAATTCAACGATTACGTCTGAACTTGGGTTGTTTGTACCTATTAATAATTTAGCCATTTTTTAAATTCCTTTTTTGGTTAGATTGCGAATACATTATCAGCTAAGTATGTATCAAGTCTAGTGTCTGTTACCGTTCCTACTGGCTGTTGTACCAAATATACAGAATTTACATCCAATAACCAATTAATATATTGTATATCTATTTTTAGTGCAGTTGCTATAAACGTTGTATCAATTGTAACTGTGGCTTCTGACGGTAATGCTAAATTAGCAAGGTTAGTAATAGCACTTGCTGGTACAATTGGGATAGGTAACATATTAGCATCAAAGAAAGCACTCTTAACTTCTAATCCAGCCTGTGTAGTGCTAGCTGTATCACTAAGTACATATACACTATTTACATCTAGTCCTGCAAATACATCAAATTGTGTACCGTCAAGTGACGCATATTCTGTAAATTCTGCTTTTAACATATCTACTGTGATAGGAGTAGGCGCTATAGCTTCTATTCTATTTGCCATATCAACAGCATCTATAATTAGTGGAGCTTGCACTACGTCTTTTGCAACTACCGATAACGTGAATGTAGATATATCTGCTTGTGATGCTTGTTTCATATTAAAGATTGTAGTATCTCCTATTGAAAAGTCTTCGCTTGTATCTTCCATACTAACAACGGTTCCCTTAGAGTTTTTACCTATAACACGTGCTATCTTAACGTTAGCACCTAAACCGCCTACTTTGTAATCAAATATTTTATCAACTACTAATCTATCTTGTGTGGCGTCCTTTGGTGGTAGACCCAAAATGTTTGTTAATGCCGTTGATGAAGTTATATCATGAAGTGTTCCTACATCTCCCTTGGAAGTGAATAGTAGTGTACCGACATTTAGTGAACTTTCGGGCGATAATCTTTGTGAGAAATCGTAAGTTTGTGTGTATACACCAGCTACTCCAAGGGGAGTTGGTATTCCTAATCCATTATTTGCCATTTTTTAATCCTTAATTAATTATAGGGATAGTACCCTTGTAGTACTATTTAATGACTGTGATGGATATTGGTTATTTCTTCCCTTGAATGAATGGACGCAACCACTCGTGCAATGGGTGTTCTTCATTTCCATGCAATAGAATTCTATATTTTGCCCTAGTTATAGCCACGTACACTAAGTTAACCTCCGCTAGGCTATCTGTTGAGGTTTCCATATCAAGCAAGTATTCTATAGCCTCATCATAAGGTACTATCTCATCATGGTCTAGCCCTTTGATACCCTTGTAATCATCAATTATATTGTCTTTTAAAACATCACAAGTTGAAAAATCATTATACAACTTGACAGCATCAAATTCTAATCCTTTACTAGAATGTGCAGTTAATATTACATTCTTATGGTATCTCTTACTATTCCATATTTTCTTTGCCAACTTATACGCATAAAATAACATATTCATATTGTACTTAGTGATTAACATATAAGATAAGTGTACCTCTGCACTGCTATCCTTTATATACTCGCTTGCCAACCATGAATTGAACTCTTGTGGGTCATTCTTAGTCTTCTCTTTGTGTATAGTCCTTAGCCTATCAAATTTGGAAGTTTTATTGTTTAGCAATTTATGTACCTCGAATATATTTTCAAACAATTCAGTTGGGTTCTTAGAGGTACGAAATATATCATACGAATATGGAGTTAGTAAATTATTTATGTAGTATTCAAGTATACCAGCGTTGGTTCTACAAATGATAGCCTTAGTGTAATTAGACCTTGGTTTGTCATTATTCCCACCTTCCATTTTTATATCATACCAATACATACTATTACATACATCATTCACTTTACTTGCTATATATGGTGTTAGCCTAAATGATTTTGTTAGTTTAGCAACTTTAAATCCATCTTTGTCTTTCAATGAGTTTTTTAGATTAGCAAAAGCAAAGATAGACTGTAATGAGTCCCCAACCTTGATTTTATACCTAATTTTGATATGTTTAAATATCATATACGCAGGAACGGAAGTATCTTGTGCTTCATCGAGTATCAATGTATCGTATTTCTTTAATGTGTAATCCGTTGTAACTACCTTTATCATATACATCTTCATGTAGAATGAATGTGTAACCTTGCTACCATTCTTACCCATAGCTTTAATTAACTTTGTGGTGTCATTTGCAACAGTAGATGAAACATTGTATTTATACTTATCGATAACTGTACTTGTATCATCATTAAGTACCCATTTGTTAAACAATGTATACACATCATGATATGAATTAGATTTGATGTACTTTTCTACGTCATAGTACTTGAATGATGGAATGATATCCCACTTGTTACCAAACATCATTGAGCTATATGCCATTGCGTTTATAGTACGTACGCTAAGATTAGATAATCCTAATTTTTTAGCTTTCTTTTCTGTTTCCAATTGTAGTTGTTTTGAAAATACAATTAACAGGAACTTTCGTTTCTTCATTTTCTTCACTATTTCCATCATTGTGCTTGACTTGCCACTACCCGCAAGTGCCTCAATTGATAATAGATTATTGCTCTTGCTGGCGTCAATTATGTGTTTTTGTTGAGATGTTAGTGTCATCATTTATTTGCCCTAGCCTTAGCTTCATTAATGATAGATGCTAACATTTCTTTCATATCATCATCTGCTAAATCTACCAATGTATCAATAACAGACTTATGTACTGTTAAAAGGCTAACAGTACCCTCTTTAAGCTCTTTAGTTGGTTTAACTACATACTTAATAGGGTTATCACATAAATCCTCTAATATCGCTCTATGGTCACGATTTGCTTTAATGTCCTTTTCTACATACAACGTAATAACACAGTCCCTTATATCATCATCTATACTAATCTCTATATCATCTGTCATATACAAACGTATTTTACCGTTTTCAACATAAGCCTTTAAGTGCGTGTTAATCATAGTATCTATTACTTTAATTTCATTTGTATCATGGTCATATACATGTAAACATTTAACATCACCAAAGTCGCTATAATTCAACTGGTATGGTGTACCAGTATACATGATATTACCTACAACTTGCTTAGTATGATAATGTCCGCTAAATACCTGCTTAACGTCCTTGAACTTAACCAAATCAAATCCATGAGTAGATTTGTATGTTTTGGTCATATAAAAGTCTTTAATTTCAAAATGTCCATACACTATATCATCTTTCATTAATTTAGGTAATGTATCTGTATCAAACTGCCAACCAATGTATAACCTATTGTCTATTCTAAGGCTATCCGATACTAATTGTATATTATCATATCCTTTACACACTATATCTAATGGACTTACCTTGCTATCTTTACGATAATATAGGTCATGGTTCCCTTTAAGTATTATAACCTCTATATTGCTATTATAAAGCGATTGTAGTGTATCATTGAATGCGTGCAACGCTAAAGTGTTGGTGGAGGTTCTGTTATCAAATATATCACCTAAAAATGTAACACACTTGATGTTATTCTCATTAGCGTAATCTATCATTGATTTTAAAAATGGTATTTGAAAATTTAAGTGTGATGGGTTACCTAAGTGTATATCGCCTATTATCAGTTCTTTCATGTTATATATCCTTTTGATTTTTGATATACTAACATGAATAAACTTAGAGTTAGCTTGCGAAATCAAAGAATTTGGTAAATTATATCCCAATTAATCTTTATACTAGTATTACTAACAATTGGTATATCTATAAGTTTATACGAATGTGAATGTATATCGTCTGTAGTATTACCTAGGAATAACTCCGATACATTTTGCACGGTTGTACCTGTGTGGTTATAAATAGCAGTGTAGTGTACTATGTGTTTCTTATTATCAAAATCTATTGTATACTCAACGGGTAATATTGGTAATACAATAGTTTCCCCTAGTCCTATCGACATTGTTATTTGGTCAATTTTAAGCCCATGTGATAGATACATATTAACATATTGGGATAGTGTATTATAATCCTTATATTCTCCTATTACATTATTTGTATCATTGTCGGTTATAGTATAGCTGACAAGTCCATGTATAGTTGATTTACTTTGCATACGTAATTTCCCACCCTATTTTAATTGTATCGCTCGCGTACACGATTGTATTTGGAATTGATTTAATTGCCATTATAGCATCATCTACAGTAACTCCGTTGTATATAAATTTTGTGTTATCCATTGTTAACGCCATTACGTTAATAACAAACACATCATTAACTCCGTTTGGTTGTACTTCGGCATCTACATTATACGATATAACAGACTCCGTGCCTATAATTGAATCACGACCTGTTATCTCATATATAGGTAATTTTATAGGCGCTACCTCGGATAATTTAACAATAGCATATCTGTTTACGGTATCATCTATGTGTTGATAACCTAAATGAACGGAAGTAGGTTTTCCTTTTCCAGATTGTGCCATTACAGAACCTATACAAATAGTATTGTGTTCTGTGTGTTCTAGCTTAACATTTCCTTTGTTATCAGTTATAGTTATAGTTACACTGCCTTTCATGTTAGTCCTTATGTTGAAATGAAGATGAAATTAGTGTTTTGTGACACATCTTTGACACCCGTAGATACAACTTTTGTATTAAATGTTGTTGTATCAATATTTAACAATTTTGAGTAGTACGCGTCATTATCCAAAGGTGATAAACTAGGATTATATTCACCTCCCGCACTAATCCCATACATGTATCCCCTAGGAGATGTAGGCATATCTACACTTGGAATGGTAACATAAGATAACGTTTTACCTAATGGATTTGTACTTGATACACCAAATCTCTCCCTATAATTCTTTGTTTCCGTAACCTTATTACCTACTATAGTTATACCATGTAAAGGGGATACTGCATTCTTAGTCATATCATTTATATCATTAACTAAATTAAAAGTACGTATTGTATCTACATCGAAATGCCCTAATATTGGGGCGTGTCTGTTTCTTTGTGTTAATATAAATGTCTTGTTAGATATATTAGATAATATTTCTCCGTCAACTTCTCCCACTAGATATGGAGTTAATTTACGTAATGAATATACCCACCCAGCAGGGTGAATATATGGGACTAAGTGTTTCTTGACAAAGTCCAAAGACGCGGTTGTTATAATATCGTATTTGAATGGTTCATCGCCCTCTAGTATCTCAATGTCTGTACCATTTCTAACAGACATGTGGTATCTTAATTTACGTGTGGCATTATCAACATCATATTTTGATGATGATGGGTTATTGATAATATATATCAAGTTATCTACTTCATTAGTAGACCCCATTAGATATGTTAATAATCCAAGTAATATTTTATATGCCTTTTCGGTGGCAATGTTAGCCGATAATTCAGTAGATATACCTATCAAACTTTTAATAGTCAAATAGTTAGAGTCACTACTATTTGTATCGATATTAATACTAGGTAAGAACGTGTTTATATACAATTCAGTTATATTCTCTGAATGTAGTCTATTAATATCAATTAAATCTATGAATGAACTATCGCCTAAATTTAGTGACTTATTCGTGAATACCAAAAATGACCTTACAAACTCTTTAAACCTAATATCAGATTGTAACTTAGTAGGTATTAACTTATTTAGTATTCTATCTACTTTATAATCATCTACAGAGTCTTTATTAATTTCATCTGTAATATCTACATCATTATTGTTATCTACATTACCGTCTATAATACCCGTATTATTTACAAACTTAGTTACCACTATTGGTGGCTTAACGGTATCAATAGATTTTACACTATTATATTCAACCGTATTATGTGCTAAGATTTCTTCATCTGTTAGTATTACAGCCATTCTATAGTACCTCTCTTGTATATTGATACACCCGTTAATCTAGTGTTTATATTCTTATCCATGTGGAATGGTACTGTATTATCAGATACATACAATGGGGTGAATACATTACCATTTGTGTCATCTATTGCTTTTACATTATCTATATATGGCACAGTTAAGACTATCCATCCATCATTTAACCTAGCTTGATATTCGCTAATATCTGTTGGTATATGGATAATATCAACTCCTTTCTTTAATATACGCTTAAATGGTACAAATGGAACAACGACTTTATCTGAAGGTGTACGTCCATAGCTATGTATATCGTAATGACTTACAATATCAAGTGATATAATATCACCCTCAAATATCTTATTAATATTACGTGATAGTAAAGAGTGATAGTGCGTTTTCTCATACCCTGATAGATAATCGTTATAATACTGTGTGAACACACCCTCAACTAAAGCTTTTTTATTAGCGAAGTCTCTCACCTCTCCGTCCGTAGTTATCTTTAGATTTATGTTCCATACATCACTATTAAAATATTCAAGTTTTGTACCTATTGGTTTCTTACTTGATATATGTTGAATTAGTATATCTCTCTCCGCTAGAGTCAATGGTGTATAATCATCATGTATAGCCGTTAATGCAATTGTACCTGGATTTGTTATTGGTGGGTATGTTAGTGCTTCCTGTTCACTAGAGGCACTATCCATTAATAAGTTATTTCCATCTACTATATTTGAGGCATAAACAAAGCTAAGTGAACTCATTGAATTTATGTAATCATCTGCTATAGTACACGTACCGTTTGATTGTTTAAACAGTGGTGCTCTTTCTTTTATTGAATTTATATCTTCGTAATCATATACCTTACTTGCGGTAACACCATTTAAATTAGCTACAGATATATCTGTATTAGTTGATTTAATTTCAGTTACCTTATATGCTTCACTACCAAGTGTTGGAATGATAAACGATGTTTCAATGTAATCACCTCTAACTAGAGTCTTTCCGAATGAGTTATACGAAAAGAATATAGATGTGTACTTAGTGGTAGGGTCATATCTAGCTACATATTTATTTATATCAAGTTCTGTAAATACATCAACTTTAGTATATATAATAGGCGTACTACCGTCTTTAGTGACTTGTACCATAATTGTATCAATATCTATATTATGTATTGGTATAATAAATTCACTAATATCATCTGTCACGCTATGGCTTGACCTCCTATCTATATTCTTATCTACATACCTGCCCTCTAGTAATGTGACTACAGAAGACTCTCCAGCACCAATGGTCACTTCATTCTTTGGAGTAAATTTAATACTACCACCTAAGAATAAATCGCCCCTGTTAATGGTTATTTCTTTTGTTGAATTATTGGTTATAGTAACTGGTAGCATTGACGCTCTAATTGTATGTGGTATGTATCCAAAGTTGGTTACTGCTAAATTCCACACATTGGCGTATACAGATGCCGTTTTAATGAACATTTCTTTAGTTTGCAGGTCTGTGTTAGCATTGACGTTATAAACTGAGTATGCAATGATATCTACTAATATAGATATATTGCTACCCTCATAATTTACATCGGTCAATACATTCTTTTCTATTAGATATGATTTTATACGGTCGCGTATAGAGTCTAAATCAACAGTATCTGTACCAAACAGTCCTATCAATTCGTCTTTATCAATTAAAGTCATGCGGCGTCCTTGTATAGTTGTATTTACTACTATTTAATACCGTTTGCTAACTGTTGTTAAATCTTTTAATTCGGTTCTTGTGTTCAATTAATTGTATCTTCATACGCTTTATACTTTCTATAGGTGGTACTTTAAGTACGCCACATTTATTGTACTTTGCAAATATGTAATTACTATAGTATTCCAAAATATCTTGAGTCGGTATATTACCTGAAACTAGTAAATCTAGTATATCATTAGGTGTTAATTCAAGTTCGGTTGTATCATAGTATGCTATTACAATGTTATCTACATAATGTTTACGTGTAAAGTCAAGTATATTGTAATTTTCTAATCTATCCTTAAATCTTAATCGTGACTCTTTTATATCAGTTGTAGATAAGAATGTATCAAGCGTTGATGTTATATTATTGAATATATACAATGCCCACCATAAGTGTTGGTTATCATATACCTTATGGGCAATGTTCATTAAGTTATCATCGCCATTAACAGTGTAATAGTCATATAAATCATAGTCTATATTAAAATCAATATGCGATACTCTTAATATATCATCACTACTTACATTAAAGTTATCAAAAAAGTTATGATTTAATGCCATATTATTTCCCTACTTCAATTATAGTTGTGTATAATGTATTATCTATCTCATCGCTAAGTTTCCATTCTACTTGTATTTCGATTATATCATTGTTTGGGTCATCATTAAAAATTACATCCTGTGTGTTTATACGTGGTTCATATTTTTTAAGTATAGCCATTACTTCTGTTTTGATAATGTCTATAGTGACATCGTCCATTAGTTCAAATAAATATTTATCAAGTCCACCAAAAAGTGATGGCTTACCTACTATGTCGTATTTTGGAATTGTGATTATATTCTCAATAGAGTTATTAATAGCATCTAATCCACTAACCTCTAATTCATTTAAATTAGAGGATAAATCATTAAACTTATCGTATGAATTTTTTTGGTAGTTACAGGCTTCCATTAAATCCCCCTTGTATAGGACTATTTAATGATTAACGCTACATTGGTACTCCTGTAGGGAGACCTTTATCCGCTCCAATATGTGTATGTGTTGTTAATGTGATAGCACCTACACTAACATCTGTACCAGCAGTTATTAATCCACTTACATCGCTATCACCTGTTATTGTTTCGTTTCCTGTTAAGTTTACATTACCGTTTTGGGTAGTATCTCCTGTTAAGTTTACATTACCGTTTTGGGTAGTATCTCCTGTTAAGTTTACATTACCGTTATGTATTTCATTACCTATCTTATTAAAACCATTACTAGACACCTCAAATCTAGTATCACCTATTTTGATGATAAAGCGTCCATCGGCAGGTAGGTTAATTACATAATCTTTTGGAGATTGAACCTCTGGGCTATTATCAGATGCACCTCTAACCATTCCTGTAATGAGCGGATTATCTATATCTCCGTTAATGAACTGTATATAAACATGCTGACCCAACCTAGGAACGCTTGATATACCGTTTACATCATTTGTACCACCAATTATAGGAGTTTTACTTTCGCACCATATAGGCGTGTCGCATATACCTATTATTATACATTTACATCTGCCTCTATTCTTAGGGTCTTTGTTATCCATAACTGTACCGTAGTAAATACTATTTAGTTTTGTTTTGTATTTTTCTTCTATATGGTCTTTCACCATTAATCCTTTTTGTTATACTTTTGCATATTTGCTTTATTTGCGATACTATTTCCTACAAAGAAATCGTACTCTTTACGCCTTGCTTTGAGTTCTTTTAATATTGCTTTTGTATGTTCCTTTTGAATAGCAGTGTCATCTTTACTTGATTTGGTAATGCTAAACACTTTAAATGCATACACTAAGTCGTTCTTAGATAGGGATTTAACTCCGTTCTTGGTAATGTATTCTTGTATCTCATCTACTGTCATTTTCGCCCCTTTCTGTCAGTATCAGTTTGTTTTTCGAATTCGCTAAGAATAGCTTTTCTAACATCCGTTGGAATTAGTGTGAAATAAACTAACCTCTTATTAAGGTCAAAATTCATCTTAACTCTATCGCTATACTTCTCAATGTTATTCCATGTTTCGTTGACGTCCTTGACCTGTACGTTTTTGTATATACTAACATTTGGCATACGTTTAATAGCACCAGCTTCTATCCTAGACTTGTTTATCTCATTTATGGACTCTATGTAATCATTAGCTATTTTCATGAAATATGGCTCATTTGAGAACTTTCCAACAAACTCATCATTAGACTCAATGGCAATACCAAGTGACTTCAAGTGTGTAATGAACTTAGGTGATAATTCCGTTGCATAAAATATACTCTTTATGTTGTCCTTGCTTTGTCCTTTTATTATATCAGTATGAAGTTTAAAATTCATTGCCATGGTATTTGGTCTAGGAATTAGCCCAGCTTCACAACTTCTATCACCAAGATACCACATATCAATATTTTGGTTATGGAGTAATTGTGTGAAATCTTTATCACCGCTAATGATTAGATGTTTGTCTAATGGATATTCCATAGCCAACACTGCTATAACATCATCTCCCTCGACCCCAATATCATTGTCTAGAGTAGCTTTAATAATCTTATATCCATTATCCTTTAGGTATAATTCTGCAAACTCAATGTACTTATGTCTTATCTTATTGATATGTCTATCATTCTCGGTCTTGTTCTCTGACTTTTTACGTGTAGCTTTGTACTGCGGATAAATGCGTTTTCTCCATGTATTTTGTGTATCTATCGATACAAATGAATTCCCATAATACTTATGGACAAATTGTGCTTTCATTTCATTTGGTTTAATTTTGTATTCAAGTGTATTTAGAAACGCCTTTTTGAACAAGTCCTTGTTATCCATGAATGAAGATAGGAAGTTATCCTTGTCAAAATTAATTTCATCCATTTTGTCTAGTTCATATATAACACTCATGAACGAATTGATTATCACGCTGTTTCCGTCAATTAATACCATTTCTAATCTCCTTTAGATATGGTGCTATTATAGAGTTTCCAGCATTAACATTAAACTCTCCATTATCACAAACGTATGTAGAATGTGGTTCAGTGCTCCTTAGTACTTGTAAATAGATACTATTCCCAGCAGTTATATTAGCATTACTAGGTGGCGTAACTAAAGCAGGTAATGATACATCCATATTAGAGTTAATAGTCATGTTTGATATATCTGTAACACCGTCCAATATTATAGTATCATCACTTGATATGGTTAAGTGCATAGTCTTAAAATTAACACTATATTTATATCCACGTTCTTTAGCAATTTCTATAGCTTTTCTAAACGACCTACTAGGTTTAATTTTTTTAATAAATGGTCTCATATTCTATTCCTTTTGGTTTCTTGATTATGTATAATATCATAGGTTACCTTAAAGTTAGCTTATTCATTTTGTCTTCAAATAGTTTCTTTATCTTTTCATCTTTTACAAATGTAATAATATATTGACAGTCTCTTTTATTTGCAATTGGTAAAAACAAGTTAACCAATTTCATCCTAGATGTATCATCTTTAGTGATAAACTCAATTGCATATCTAAAATTCTCATCATCTAATGATATTACATGAGTTGCATACGCTTTTATATATTTACATTTGCTATTGTTAATGATGAAAATCAAATCATCAACGTCACAATACCTCATGAAATATTCAAATTCACTATTAACTAAGAATGATTTGGCAATAATTTCTTTGTTTATTTCTTTGTCTATCATATTCTATTCCTTTGTTGTTTCTTGATTATGTATAGTAACATAAGTTAGCTTAGAGTTAGCTTAGATTTTAAAGTATTTTTGATACTACACCACATGAATGTAGAATATATCATTCATTGATAAGATATCGCCCTCATAACTTAACAAAATCGCCACTTAAATCCATTCTAATCAAAATAACAACTCCTATATAGGTTAATACACTAAAGTTTCTTAAAATCCATTCTAAGACTAATTACTGAAATATATGAAATCAAACAATGAAATCAAATTCTTTTTTCTTTTTTAATGTAGTGATGATACTAATTTAGTTTAGTTCAAAGATTTAGCATTAATCAAGAAAACACTTTTCATTAGTGTCATCTGTAGCGATAGCGAAAGATGAGACTAATGCTTTCCATCATTAGATTTTATTTTAATTCGTCATTTAGTAGATTTAGTTTTAATTAACAAAGATTTAGCATTAATCAAGAAAACACTTTTCATTAGTGTCATCTGTAGCGATAGCGAAAGATGAGACTGATGCTTTCCATTGGTTAAAGATTTTATTCACCATTTAGTTCAAATATTTTTCTTTTTCTTTTTTGGTTCTTTTTTCTTTTTCTTATTTCGTTCAAGATGTAGTTAAGGATTTAGTTAAGGATTTCATTCAAGACACAAAGTGAGACTTTGTGATGAAGTCTCATCTTTCGCTATCGCTACAGATGACACATTCATGAAGATTTTTCTTTTTCTTTTTTGGTTCTTTTTTCTTTTTCTTATTTTCTTTAAGATTTAGTTAAGGATTTCATTCAAGGATTTAATTCATAATATGTAGGTGTTCCACTATCGTTCCACACCAAGAGCAAATCGGTACCCACCCAATTAGTTGCCATTTTTTGACGTAAAAAATTAAATTTCAAACATCAAAAAACTATACCTGCTCAAAAGTAAAAATTTGGCACAGGTCTAATATATCTCAAGTCTACAAAAAACAAATAAATGCAAATTTTTGACTTGAGATATACGGGGGAATATGAAGGTTTGTTTAACTCCCTCTAAAACTATTTAATAAAAAATCCAAAAAAATGATTGTAAACGGAGAAAAATAACGAAATTTGTTGAAATTTTTGTTGAAATTTTTATTTAGAATATGAAGGTTTGTTTAACTCCCTCTAAAACTATTTAATAAAAAATCCAAAAAAATGATTGTAAACGGAGAAAAATAACGAAATTTGTTGAAATTCGTTGAAATTCGTTGAGGTTTAAGCTAAATTTAAACAAAATATACATATACTACGACAGAAATAAAAATTAAAGGAGGCAAAATGAATACAACAACACAAAACAATAATAGATTTAAATTCTCACCTGAAGATGCTTTACTGCCTTTAAATGATGCTAACCTATTTATTAACTTAACTGATGATTTGAAAAGTTTCATATCAAAACGTACACAAAGCCTTAATGTTAAAGGAATAGTAGTACATATGTTGAAAGAACGGTTACTTAATAAAAAATGTGATAACAACTCTCTTTATAGACTTACAAATATAATTAAATCACATCTACATAATGACATAGCGATAATCAAAGCATACATAGATAACGAAGATAGATATATAATGAATAAGAAACAAACTCATGAGATGGATATAGAAAATAAAACTAGAGTAGGTGGAAATTCATTGATGTATATGCATAACCTATATAGAGTCAATAATGATGGTATCATTGTACGTGATACCATAGAGGTAGATAACGGTATACACGTATGCAGTAGTGATAAGCAATATAATATAGATTTAGATACCACCGAAGAAATCATGTATAGAGAGAGTGAACTACACACTAGTGATATAGTTAGAAATAGCTATACACAGAAGGCGTATAATTCACTTACTGCAAATGATTACACGGAAATAAATGACGATATGTATTCTAACTTCATATCAATAATAGAACATAAAACTTCTATTCATGAAACAGAAACGTCATATAAACAAAGAACACTTATCGATACAAATGAATATGTTAGAAAATTGATTGCAGTTGATGATACATTCATAAATGGAGTGGTTTCAAGTTTCATTAAGGATTATAAATCGTATTTACAAAATGTAACTACATTCATCATAGATATAGTATCAGAACACGGCATGTTTGATAATCTATTGCAATATCTTAATAGTAGCAATACTACCCTTGAAACAATGGTAGAGATTAATGAGATAATATCATCTTTGATTAGTTTCAATGATATAGGTACGTTAATCCAAAACGCTATACCTGCATCATCGTATGTACGCAGAAAACATGTTATGTTTAGAAAAATAACAACAAATTCATACGATATAGATATTACTCGCAATGGCAGTACAAATATAACATCAATACGACTACCTCAATTAGGTAAATATAAATTGAATCCAAAAGATGTTGTAAAACTATTGGGTACACGTTCTAAGAAAGACTCGGTTAGATTAGTCACTATAATAGATAATTACGGTAATGTGCATATCACAATTAGTGACAAACAACCAGATGCTAAGATAAACCAAAGCATCTATGATGTAGTATATGATACAGATACATACGAAAAGAAAGATACTGTGATATATGATGATGAAAATGATGAAAATGATACATACAATGTCTACATCATACATTAAATACAACTGTAACCAAAATAACAAAAAGGATAATAAAATGTTAGATTTTATCGGCAAACTGGAAGCACTAAATGAGAGTAAAGGTAAAAAGATGAAAAAGGTAAGGTCAAAATTTAGACCAAAGAAATCTGCATCTAAGAAATTGAAACCTAAAGCAAGTAAAGCACTTGTTTCTAAGATAAAGTCGCTCGTTTATAAGATGAGAAAGAAAAAACTAAAATAATAAAAAGGATTACATGATGAATAGAGAAGAAATAATAAAAGAAGTAGCCGAAAGAGAATATGTCGATTTTGAACTAATTGATGCT